GTATCCAGCCGTGTCCAAAGTGTCGCTAGTGACGGTGCCAGTAGCGGCCGACTGATAATTCTTCAGCACAACGGCCTTCGTGTTTTTTGAAAGATTGTGCATTGCACAAACTCCTATTCTTTTGCTTTTTAGGAAGCATCATCATCGGTTGGAGGCGGGGCGTTTGTGGAAATCGCCCGCGGATCTGCCCATTCCGCGACACGATCTTTCACGAACGCCTTCGCAAGGTCCTCAGGAAGGTCGTAGACCTTCCCCGGTAGCAGTGGACCGGCTTCGGTAGCCGCGCCGCAGTTCATCTGCACCGCTCTGGTCGGCCTGGCTTTCTTCGCCACGCTTGCTCTCCCGTGAAGATGGTTTGCTAGCTTGAGACTTACGCCTGTTGTATGTACTTGACGGGATGCGTGCCGGCGTCGATAAGGTTCCCATCGAACCACATCGCGCCGATGAACCCAGTCTGGAAATACTCACCGAACCGTTCGGTCATCCGCTTCATCTGAAGCCGGCCGACCTCACGGATCATGTACTTGGCAAAGTCGCCGAACAGTACCGTTTTGTATTCCGTGGTAAGGCTGGACGCCATGTCCTGGTTGATGACGACGTTGTAGCCGCGGATACGCGCCGGCGGCGCGCCGGTGAAAGCCGCGTCGACATTCTCGCGGACTAGGTAGTTGTTGTTGCCGTCCTTGAGCAAGCACGCTTCCAGATAGATGCTGTCGTGCATCATGAAGGCAACGCTGGGGTTGCTCCGGTAGGCCGGGTCGACGCTGTGGATGAGACGAATGAAATCATCCGCCGTGACCGCCCCCGCGGCTGCCGTAGTCCGGCCGAGGGTAGCTGCCGTGACGATTCCCTTTGGCTTCGATGCGGCATCGCCGGTCGTCAGGTGCGTGTTTTGGATTCGCCCCAAACGCTCGCCAAGCACCCGACCCAGTAGCGAAGGGATATCGAAAGCGGAGTCCCGCATCAACGCCTCGCTCACACGAACCAGCTTGCTCGTGTACATATAGGCGTTAAGGTTGACCACCCCGAACGCTACATCGGTCCCGGTCGTGGAGGTCGCTTGGTTTTCCTCCAATAGCTCCCCGGTATTGCTCGTATCGTCCGTGGTTGGGTACGGCAACGTCTCAGCGGTCGTCGTACGAATGATCGTCGACACGCGACGCATCCCGCCGAATTGAAGCAGGGCGACCTCCAACGCACGGATAAATCCCTCGGAAACCGTGTATCCGCCGGCCGTATCGCTACCGACGGACAACGCATTCAGAATATCCTTTGCCTGGGTCCACCCAGTCGGCACGTGCATAAAGGAGGGGAGCCGCGTGTTAAGGGTATCGTTGGTACCCATCACGCCTTGCTGGCTCATGGCGTCCTGGATGTCGGGCGTCATGCAATCAGGCATCCCGAGTTGATTGAGCACCCAGCCGCGGAGGGCTTCGCCGCTGAGATGGTCACGGGGAAGTGTGTCGCCGTCTCCGCCGATGGGCTGAGTGATCCCCAACTCGGCATCGCGCTCGCGAAACTGGGCCATACCGGTCTCGAAACGCTCCTGCTCTTCAAGCGCGGTAATCTGCTTCTGGATTTCGCCGGCCTCCGCGTGAATGCGGGCGATCGTCTCATTGTCTTCGGCCGTCCGCTCGCGATTCTCGGTCTCGGCCAACTCGATAACGTCCCGAGCCTTCTGGATTTTTTCGGCTAGCCGCTGCCGGAGTTGTTTGGCGGTAAGCATTGATTCGTCCTTCTGTTCAGAGGAGCCAGGGACGAATCAGACCGCAAGAAAAACGAAAACGGCGTCGTCCACTGGCTGACTTTCATCAGCCGGCAGACGACGCCGCTCTCCGACGCCAATCCACCGTCGCGAATCGCAGTCCCCCGGATAGCTCATCCAAGGGCCCGGCGATTCGCCGGATATCATCTACAGTCTAGAGGTTCTGTTACCTGATGTCAAACGGACTTTGCCCGCTCCGAGGAAAAATTACCCGGTGGCTCCCTCGCACGGTTGGGACAGCGTGTCCGCGCGGGGTAGGTCTTGCGCGGCCATCCCAGTGGCAAACCAACCGAAAGCTATCCACATTCCAAGGCTTTCCATCGGTTAGTCCCCCACCGCCATCTCTAGAACCCGCTGTTCCCAGTCGACCTGAGCCTTGACTAAGTCGCTGCCTAGTGCCTCATCGCGTTGCGCCCGGACTTCCTCGGCCCGGCCCTCAGCGTCAGTCGGCAGGTGGGCTACCAGGTGGGCCCTAATCGCTTCCTTGGCCTCGTCGTCGATCCCCTCGGGTTCCTTGTCCAGGTCAGCCAGTGCCGCTCTGACGCCTGTCAAGCTCGCCTTGCCGGCATTGCGATGGGAAGGCGAGTAGTGGTGGGCGAACAACCGCTTGCTAGGATCGTCGATCCAGCCGTCGAGCACGTAGGCGTAGTAGGCCGCCACGTTCTCGGCACCCTCGAAATCAGCCTCGGTCGGCCGCCGCCACCGACCCTCGACCGCCTCGCCGTCTTCGCCCGGCGCGTTGTCCGGTACACAGTTAGCAACCGGCGCGGCCACCTGATCCTCCGCCCCGCTCTTGTCGCGGCGAATCGGAACGATTTCATCGACGAACCCCAACTTTTTGGCTTCGGTTGCATCGAATACGGTCCCATCGACCTTGCCCTCCAACATCGCCTGGATTGCCGCCTCCGTCTGGCCGGTCTTCGCCGCGTAGGTCTTGACGATCTGGCCATCCGCCTTGCGAAGGAAGGTGGCCGTGTCCTCCATGATTGACTCGTTGCCCATTGCCAACCCGATCGCGCGATGGATGAACAGCGAACCATTCTCGGCGATCCGCACCGTGTCCCCTCCCATGGCGATGATCGCCGCAGCCGACGCGGCGATGCCTTCAATGTCCGTGATGACTTCGCCTTCGTGTTTGACAAAAGCGTTATGGATCATTAGCCCGTCGAACAACAGGCCACCGGGGCTATTGATCCGCGCCCGGACCCGCTTGCCCCGGTTCTCGCTCAGCAACGACACCACCGACCGGGCGTCCATTTCGTCGTGCGGATCACCGACGACGCCGATCATCAGCAGCTCGATTTCCTCGTCCGTCTGGTTGACGGCAACACGGAACGACTTGGATGACAACTGGTTTGCCACGTCCTCAGGGACGTTCCCCAAATCGATCACCGACAGTTTATGGGTAAGCATTGCAAAACTCCTAGACTTGATATTCAGTAATCCAACGGGCCAACTCGTCCGCCCGGCCCGACCATCGGGCAATGGTTGCCACCACTTCCGCAACGAGGTTTCCTGCTTGTACGGTATCTGCAACGCGCATCAGGTCGCGTTTCGACTGGCTCGCGTACGCACCGGCTGCCACCGAGGCCGCCGTTCCTCCGCCCGCCCGACCGATCGATGCGTAAAACGCCACAACAGATGGCTCAATCGCCCCGGCTAGCTTGCCAGAAAACTCCGCGTAGAACTGGCCGAGAAATTCGACGAATGAAACTGGTCGCTGTCCAGCCGCCTCTCGCTTCGCTGCCTGAGTAATCCGATCGGACTCTATCCGAACCAATCGCGACACCTCAGCGGCAATCGCTACCCGGTGCGCTTCCGTCGCCTCCTCGGACGGCGGGGGCCGCTTCGGTTCTGACCCGGCAATCGGGATCGGTATTCCATCGTCTCCGACCGGCACCCAGTTGGCCGGCACGAAAAATTGTTCACCCATATCCCCCTGGCTCGGAAGATTCTCCCGCCGACTCACTTGGTTTGCGTTCATCGCGCCCATCGCCCGCATCTTGTCATAGCCGAGAATCCGCGTCAGATAGTCGACACGCAACAAGGCGTTGCGGTTGAACTCAATATCCATGGCGTTGCCGACGTCGTCATCCGTCAAGAGCTTATCTTCTAGCTCCTCTTCGGCGACAACGAACCACTGATCGAGGGTTGTCTGGAGATAGTCGGCGTTCTCCTGCTCTAGCGAATTGTAGGACGTCCGGGCCGGATGCCCCAACTTGTGCGGCGGCATCTTGAGCACGTTGGCCAGGTCGATCAGGCCGAACTGTCGTGATTCCAAGAGCTGGGCTTTTTGCGGGTCGATCCCCAGCGGTTTGAATTCCGTTCCAGATTGCAGAATCGCCGCCGTATGAACGTTGTCCAGCGATGTCTGCATCGTCAGCCAGTTTTGCCGCAGGCTCTTGATCTGACCATCGCTGAGACGATTCGGCGTCGTCAGAATCCCCACCGTCTGCGTGCCACGCGCAAAATATTTGGCCGAGTGCCGCTGCTGTGCAAGCTGCATTCCCACGTTGTCACCCATCACCGTCAAGACGTCGAGCCCCTCCAGCCCGTCCCATGATAGTCCCGGAAAATGAACCACGTCCTCCGCCCGAAACCGATGCTCTATCCCGTTGATTGTCGTGCAATACCATAGCTCCCCGTCATACACGACCGGCGTCGTCGTCGGCGTCGTTGGTAGGGGCATAAGCGAAACCGGCTTTCCGCCGCGCAAACCACCTTGTCGGTTGATCAGCGAATACCCGTTGCCTCGCATGATCGCATGAGTGAACATCAGTTTTTTCCAGACGAACGGATTCATCCGCGGGTTGGGCTTGCGGCGCAGCAGCCGGTAGGCTGGGTGCTCCGTGGCTGGCTCCTTACCGCCACCGTCGTCCGATGTCCGCTGAACCAAGAGGGGCACTTTAGCCAGGTCGCCTGAGAGCGTATCGATGCCTCGCCAGAAGGCCGGCAGGCCCAACGCGCTGGTTACCGTCACGTCGACGCCCGCGGCGGAGGCCGGTCTGGTGATCCCCAACGCCTCTAAAAGGTTCTCGCTTGTCAGCGGGACCGTCGGGTTCTCAATCGAGTTCCGTAGAATGAAATCGAGTATGGCCATCACAGCCCTCGTTCCTGCTGTTGTCGTTGTCGGTCCTCAGTCAACCGGGCACATGCCACGGCGCGGGACCACCAAATCGCCGTTCCGAACAGGAAGGCCCCCGTGAAGAGCCCAGCAATCCACATGGACTGCGTAGCGATGCTGCCGACGATGATGACAGCTCCGATGATTGCCAGTATGTCGCGGAAGGTGCTCATAGCAGTAGCATCATGTCCCCGCTGCCCTCTGACAGCTTCGCGTACCAGACCGCCATCACCATTGCTACCGGCAGGTCGATCCGATCCCGTGATTTCTTTTTGTCGAATCGTTTTCGCCCGCCCGTATCGACGTATACCCGGATGTTGGAAATGCACCACCGCATCGCCCGATTACCCCCGTGCCGGAGCTTCCCGTCGAGGATTAGCTTCTCGGTCATGACGATCGGATCGTTGATGCTCCCACACGTCTGATTATGTTCAAACACCTGGTCGTCGCCGAATCCGTCTTCCTCGACCAGCTCGGTTATCAAGTGCCGTGCGTTGTTCGGATCGAACCCACCCTGGATGATCTCCCATCCCCACTCGTCGCGAGCCGTGCGAAACACGTGCCGAATCTCGTTATAATCAACCGACTCCCATTCGGTCAATGCGAGGTAGCCCGACTCCGCCCATGACAGATAGGGTACCCGCTTGTCCTGCTGCTTGCCTATCGCATTGGCACGCGGACACCAGCAGAACGGAACGATGTCCATGAACCCGTCGTCATCCGGGAATGCAAATACGAGAGCCGTCAGGTCGCGGACGCTCGATAGATCGCAGCCGAAGCCGCATATCCGGCCACGGAAACGCTCGATGATTTCGGCTGTCGGCGGCTGGCAATCGGCAAGCGTTTCGTCCCGGCACAGGTCCCATCGTGGCAGATCCAGCCACGGGGAAACGTTCGATTCGACATCCAGGTTGCAGTGTTTGCGGCGAAAGTTAAGGCTCGCACTCGGCGTTGTCTTCGCCCGATTGCACTTGCGCCGGAGGTCATCAATCTTGACGGCCACGCCCAGGAGTGGGTTAGCTTTCGGCCAGCACGCCTCGTCGGCCCAGTCGTCGCCCTCGTCGATGGTGGCGATGAATCCGAACCACGTGTCGTCTTCTAGCGCCCCTTCCAGTACTTGCTCGGTATGGTGCTTCAACTCCTGATAAATCGACTCGGGATCATCGGCCACGCCCGCCGTGGTGATGACGAACAGCAGCGGATTCCGGCGCGATGACGTGCCGGAATCGATCACATCGAACAAGGCACGGGTCTTGTGGGCGTGCATTTCGTCGATGATCGCGCCGGAGATATTCAGCCCGTCTGTCGTATCAGCGTCCGCCCCCAGCGGCTCGTACTTGGAATCCGTCGATGGCATGCTGAGGTTGTCGCGGAGAACCTCCACGAGCTGATTGAGCAACGGCGACTTGCGGACCATCCGCTTCGCCTCTTCATGGACAATCTTGGCCTGATCACGCTTTGTCGCCGCCGAATACACTTCCGCCCCCGCCTCCCCGTCAGCGACGAAAAGCTTGATCCCGACGGCCGCCCCTATCGTCGACTTGGTGTTCTTACGGGCCACGGAAATGAAGCTGGTATTGAACCGGCGGACCCAGTTGCCTTCGTCATCTTGCCGAAACCAACCGAACAGAGAGCCAATCCAGAAGCATTGCACAGGCTCCAAATGAATAGACGTGCCGGCCCATTCACCCTTGCTGTGCTGCAAGCATTCAATGAATTGGATCGCAACCCCTGCCTCCCAGGCGTTGAACTGCTCTCCCCTATCCTCCATGTCC